CCCCATAAGTTAGCCAAGGTTTAGACACTAATTTGTAGCCAAAGATGTACCATAATGGCCCACTAGACACTTCTATAACTCGTCTTTTGCTTTCAATAGCAACTAGCTTTTCAAGAGTGTGCGTAATGTGGTTTTTATACTTAAACATCTCTCTAAACGCTGATTTGGTACGAATACGCTTATCCACATATACCCCCTTCTTTAGCTGCCAAAGACTTCATATAGGTTTTTAAAGCCTTGTCATCTTCTTTGAAGATTTTGTTAAATAGGTTATGCGTAGGCATCCTTACTGTATGGGCGTGAAATGTGCCATGCAAAACATAGTAAGAAAATGCCCTACAAGCCAATTCAAACTCCTGGCAATCTGTTTTTTGAGTGCATTTGTCGCAAGGTGCTTCAGCTTCAAATACTCGTCTAATGTATGTATCCATATCCCCTTAATAAAAGTAGCAGGTCAGGTCTTTTTAGTTTGAAATCCCCAAGGGCCATAAAGCTGAATAGTGTCAAGACCTGCTATGTAAGTAATTTATTAAAGTTTCATGCACTTTTACATAGGGATAAACCCTTATGTTGTATTTATGCAAATGTCTAATATATGCTACAAATTTCGGACAACCACCTAAAAAAAATATCGCTATAAGTGCATGAAATATAAAGAAAAAGTCCTGCAAAAATAGGGCATTGACAGGCATAACAAAGTAAATTTCCCTGTAAAAACAAAGTAATCCAATTTACAGGGAAAAGTTTCCCGAACGGGAAGAATGTATAAAAAAGTAGCGTAAATTACACAAATATTCCCGAACGGGGTATTTTGTAAAAAAAAGTTAATGACTCATAAATAAACCATTAGTGTAGTTATGGGCTTATTTATAAACCAAAACTTTACAATCCCATGTCAATAACTTTACAATTAGCCGCCAAAAACTATACAAAATGTCAACAAATCTGATGATATACATACTTTTTGTCAATAACTATGCATATAGGTATCAATATGTATAGAAAATTAATACCTATGGGTTACAAAATGTATCGTATTATTTACAAAAACCGACAATAAGTAACATATATGTTATTGGGCTGTATTTGGCAGTTGTAACCAATGGGTCAGAAAGCCGCAAAATAACTCAATTACTGCATCCTACATTGGCGGCTTAACGCCCAAAAAGGTGACCTACTTGCTTCTTTACGCTTTCGGTCATTGTAAGGTGAGGCTGGCCCTCGTGTGAAGGAGTAATGGAAGGGGAAACCAAGCCAGCCTCGTGATTAGTTTAACTTATTTTTAAGTTTATAAATACCAAGCAAATTTAAAAACATTTGATAGCCGTCTTTAAGGTCTTGCTCACTATGCTCATAAATGGCTACTTCATTTGTTTCGCCATTAATGTATACATTGGCGCATCGTGCAGATGGGGCTAAAACCTCTCTATACGCTGCAAGCTGTAGTGTATGCTCTGTATAGGGTGTTAGGTCACCAGGGCTTTTTTCCGTAGTCTTAAAGTCAATTACGACCCCAGTAAAGTCATGGCGTGGTTTGCAATACAAATCGCACTTACCACCATAGCCTTCTTGGTTTACTAGGGACTGCTCAGGAATCCATAACTGAGTACCAAAATGGGCTGTTATGGCGTCATCTACGACACGGACATACGCTGGCATATCCGGTAGGTAATCTTGGTTGTAAAACGATTCTATGAAGTCATGTATAAGAGTACCCCTAGCCATAGCATCTTGGGATTTTCTTTTAGATAACTCTAATATTCTGGATATATAGTCTTTTTCTTCTTCTTGCAGACCTCTTGGGTTTTCTGCGGCAGCTTTAATGGCCTCAGTCTGAAACCATGTATTAAGTCCAGCTTTAGATAATTGGCTGTTAATTGTAGAAACGGAAGGTACGAGAGTGCCTGGGTTAGCTTTGGCATCTCTAAGCGTTGTATTTCTTTCTTTTCCATTTTTACCTGTAGTTGTATAGTGTGGTGCGCCTGTTTTTGCACAATACCAATGTTCTGACATTTATTTCCCCTTTAAATGCTTAGTTGAGTAATTCTAAAATTGCATTTCTATCTACTTCAGTAATGCACATATCAGCGCATACTTGAATCACATCTTTAAGTATTAACTCTAAGTCTTGGGGTTCAAAAGAAATTAACCGCCTTTCTTCATCAACCCCATAGGCTTCCATAGTAATAATGGCTTTTTCGCCAATAACATCTTTGATGTGACTCAGCATGGCTATTCCTTAAAATGGAAGGTCAGAATCTTCAATGGTATGGCGCTGGATTTCATCGCTACCACTAGCTTTAAATCCTACCGGTGCTTTTTCTTTGCCAATAGATACGCTAAAAAACTTGCCTTTTTTGCCTTCTTTAACCCACGCAGATAAGTAACATTCACGGTTATTAACCATGATAGTGCCTGTATAGTCTGGGTGATTTTCGGTTGTTTTGCGGTCATTTTTAAATAGTGAGCCACTACCTTCTTTTGGAATATAAGCCATGATTAAATCTCTCTCGCTTTTACTACTGGTTTAGGTGACGAAGCGGCATTACCATCATCGTCTGCTTGTACTACTCCTACTACTGCTGCTAATGCGTATCTACGCATATAGGTTAATGCTGACCCTGCGCCTTGTGCATCAGGTTTTGTAACTGGTACAGACATTTCTTGACTTATAAATTCCCCTGATTTATGGGAAATAATGGTAGTTAAACGCATAGACCCATCGTAATATTCGCCAGGGAATTGCATAACCGCCAGCCCATTTTCAGAAAGAAGGCTACGGCAAGCATCCCAAACAGACTCAAGGTCAGCATATTTAGACTTAAAAAAAGGATTAGCAGAGTCTTTAATCGCATGGGTCATTTTTCCTTGCACGATAGATAAAGCTAAAGTTAGGTTAGCAATGGAGTCAGAAGTAATCATTTTGCACCTCTAATCGTTGGAAAAGAATCAAGTCCAAAAACTGCGCCAAAGTCGTTAATAACATCGCGCAACAAAGGATTAACATGGATATTGCGTGGTTTGCCACAAGCTGCACGAATAACATCTATATCGTCTTGTGCTAACTCTGTGCCAAATTCCATGTTGTCTAGCGCTATTTCTAAGCGCTCTTCCATTTCAATCATTAATTGATTAAGTTGTGACATCTAATTCCCCTTAGATACATAGCAAAATTGCTATAAGTAAGACTTTAACAGAAGAAAACAAAAAAAGCAAAGTGTTTGCAAATAAACAACAACAAAGGTAAACTTCGTGAATGGACACTAAATTAAAACTTACCGACAGCGCAATTATTGACCTTCTTGGTGGTACTGCAAAGGTAGCAAGAATGTGTAAATGCGACCCCGCAGCCGTATCTAATTGGCGTATTCGTGGGATACCAGCAGCTAAATTTATGTTTCTTGGGGCTAGGATTGAAGAAGCTAGTCATGGGCTTGTAACTCGCCAAGATATATTTCCTACTAACTTTTGGCTTATTTGGCCAGAGTTGTTAAAAAACAACAGTTTTGGCAAACAAGATGAAATTGAGTAATGTAACCATTTGCGCCATAGATTCAGTACAACCAGACAAAGCTAAAAAAGCCATAGAAAGAAGTAAAAGAAACATTGAATTTGGTGGTGAATTGTTTATTGACCACATGAGTATTAACAGTCGGCAAGCGTATAGCAAATTTATCCTTCAGGAGTTGCATAAATACATCCATACGGACTTTGTTTTAATAGTGCAATGGGATGGGTGGGTAATTGACGCAAGCGCCTGGCAACCTCAATTTTTAGATTACGATTACATAGGTGCTGTATGGCCTTGGCATCCTGAAGGACTAAGAGTTGGTAACGGAGGTTTTTCCCTTAGAAGCAAGAAACTGTTGGAATTAACCAACACTCCTAAGTTTGTTTACGACAATAAAAACGAAGATGATTTAATCTGTCATTTAAATCGTGATTACCTGGTTAGCAACGGAATAAAGTTTGCACCGGAAGAGTTAGCAAGGTATTTTAGCTATGAAAGAGAGTTATCAAATCTGCAAACCTTTGGTTTTCATGGGGATTTTCACATGAGTAAATACTTGTAGTATTATTGCAGTCCGCACTCCAGGCGTACTAAGCACCTAAATCGGTGGCGTGGAAGAAAAGATAGGCGAGTGATGCACCCCACTTCAGCCTAGTAGCGTTAAATGGCGACTACACAAGATTTTAGGGACAAGGTGATACAAGACCTTTAATCGAATGACCATTAACTCAGGTAGGACTGGTTAGTAACATATAAGTTACTAATGGGTCAGTTGATAGTTTCCTATCACCCTTGGTCAACCTATGTTGTAAATATACAACTAAAAGTTTGTCATAGGTGACAGTAGCTAAAAATAATAAGAAACTAAATTCCTAGACACAAATTACTTTGTCTAGTAATTAAAGGGGAATTAAATGAAAGATATTAAAGTATTTCAACAAAACAATTTTTGGGTTAGTGAAATTCCTAACTTTTTTGACCAAAAAAACCAATTGGGTCAAATTCCTAAAACTTTTAAGTTTTATGGAGTTTCTTCTTCCGCAGTTTTAGACCAAGCAATTACAGCATTGAAAGGTCAAAAATGAAAGACTTTATAGGTAGCTGTTTATTGGGGGCATTACTCGGTTGTATGTTTGGTTATGGGTCAGCCCACGCACAAACTTATCAGATGACAAACCCACAAGGTTACAGTCAAGGTACAGTACAGATTCAAGGTAATACAGCACAGTTTGTAAATCCTATGGGTTACACCACTCAGACTGCTACTATCTATCCTAATCAGATTGTATTTACAAGCCCAAGTGGTTATACAACTGGCGTAGTAGGTACACCGCAATACACAACACCATCTAGTCCATCTACACCTACAAGCCCACGCACCCTACAATAGGAGAGGAGAATGTTTGATGAATTCTGGTCTTTATATCCACGAAAAATTGCTAAAGCAGCTGCAAGAAAGTCATGGGAAAAATTATCCGCAGAACAACAACTTATGGCTGCAAAAGCTATTAATACACATTGCGAATACTGGAAAGTTAAAGAAGTTGAGTTAGAATTTATACCCCATGCAAGCACTTGGCTTAAAGGTGAACGCTACGAAGATGAAATAGTAATTGAACCCAAGAAAGAAAAGATTGATAAAAAGTGGATGTTTAGCAATAATGGTATTGAAACTAAAGCTAGAGAACTTGGTGTTTTTGGTACTGGTTACGATTCTTACGATAGTCTTAAACAAAAATGTATGAGGAAGCTAAACATCGCTGTGGTGTAAGACAATTATGCAAATGGCGTAAAGAATGGGGTCTGCAAAAGTTTAGACTTTATCTTACTAAATATAAACTTGACGATAAGCTACTTCAAGATTTTTATACGCAATATGAAAAAGGGAATCGGGGAGAAATAAACAAATGGCTTTAGATAAAATATTGATTGCAATGACAGGGTTTTCTTATTGCATAGTCGCAGTTATTCAGCTTAAAAAAGGGTCTATACCAAACGCAATGATTTGGGCTGGTTATAGCTTTAGCCAAATTGGACTTTGGATGGCACTCAAATGAAAGAATATGACCCAAATGACGCTATCGACTATATATACACAAATGCACCGCTATATGCCAAAGCGAAAGGTGAACTCGCTGAATTGGAGGCATTTAAGTCTAGCCTTAAGGCTATTAAAATGTCTGAATCGTCAGAACAAAGCCTTGGGGCGCAAGAAAGAGAAGCGTATCGTAGCGAGGCTTACCAGTCATTATGTAAGGCCATTGGATTGGCGACAGAAAAAGCCGAAGCACTTAGATGGAAATTAGAAGCTGCCAAGATGCGTTTTGAGGCATGGCGCACACAAGAAGCCAGTAATAGAAACATAGAAAAAATGACACGATGAATGATTATTCAGAAAACTACCTTAAACTTCAAAGATTAATGAAGTCTTACCATAACGCTACGCTTAAATGTGATTATGAATTAGCTACACAATTAGCCCATGAGTTATCAGAAGAAACCATTAAATTAGAATTTGCTACTTATGACCAGATAAGAAAACAATGGCTGTCTTAATGCGGTCTTTATTAGCTTCTCATGTTGATTATGGGGATTTTGTTGGGGTAATCCCCAATAGTCCTAAATTTACGCCTAGTGATTTAGATGGTATTGCTGAAAGAAATGGCAAGTTTTTTGTAATGGAATGGAAGCGCCCCAAAGAAAAAGTAAGCACCGGTCAGCGTATTATGTTGCAAGCACTAGCTGGTAAAGCTGATTTTATTGTTGTTATAGTAATAGGTGATACTGACAATGGTATGAAAATTGAAGAATTTTTCTTAGTGCAGCCACATGGGTCATGTATCAAAATTGGTACATCCAAGCAAGAATTTATAGCATATTACAAACAATGGTTTGAATGGGCAGATGGCAACTAAAGCAGAAAAAGACAATTATGCAAAACTGGCACGACTGGGCTGTATATTGTGCAAACAAACAGATGTGCGAAACCTTGACGATTCCCCTGTTGAAATGCACCACATCAGAAGATATGGAGGTAAAAGAAGCCTTGCACCTGTCATCCCTTTGTGCGCCATTCATCATCGACTTGGCGATACCAGTATTCACCAGCTTGGACATAAAGGGTTTGAAAAGCATTGGGGTTTCTCTGAAGAAGATTTGTTAGCCCTAATATGAATGACCTTTTACTATATTTTGGTGTATTTGTGCTATTCGCACCTTTAATCGCACTATGGATAGTGCTGAGTTGACAGATGAAGAAATTGAAAACGCTTGGTATTCTTTAGGATTACGAGGCGTTGCTTCCGCTAATGAATGGCAAACACGCTATAGATTTGCTAGGGAATTAGAAAAGCTGATTAAAGCTCAAGTGGGTCAAAACCTAATTCGTCAGAAATCATCTTGCAACGAGTCCTAAATGGTTTGCCATGTTGTAACCATTTGTCACCTTTTTGCCGATGAAAACTACAATGTGCCATTTCGTGACAGAGGACTCGAATTACAGTCGATATATGCCCACATTTTGCCGATGAAATAGTAATAGTATGCTCATACTTTTCCCCATCTTCATACATATAGCTACCCATAATAGCGTCATCTGAATCAACCACAAAATTTATTTGTGCTGCTAATGGCATATCCCATTTAGTAAATGGATGGCAAACAACCAGGGCATTATAAAAGTTACGAAGGATTGGAGTAGTCAGCTTCATACTTTATGAACCTTGCCCCTAAAATCTACGGCATCTTCACCACATACACGAATAATCTCAGGCTGAAGCATCTTGCTATGGTCAAAAGATAGCATTACAAACCCGCTATTCCAATCTTTAGGAGTATCTTCAGTATAGGCAAATTGTTGTCCCATAGGGTCAGCTAAAGTCCCAGTTTGCACACCCCATCGTGTGCCGTTGTAATCGTTAAATGGGATAGAAGATAAAACATGGGTATGGCCCGTAATCATGTTGACCCCCGAATTAACTGCATTATTCCTACCACCAGTCCAACCACCTTTCCAACGATGTTTAATGCAAGTATCCTCATTTACCCAAAATGACCAGCAAGGCTGCCACATAGGAAAGTAATCCCGCAATGAAGTACCAAACACACCTTCAAATGTAGGAAGATTAGCAATAATAGACATTTCAAGTCTTTGGTCATGGTTGCCCATAGGCCAAAACAACTTAGACCCTTTAGAAACTGCTTCGATTTCACCTAAGTAATACTGACAAGCTTCTAACTCTTCTTTGACAGTAGGTACTTTATTCCAATCTTGGCGTGGGAAACGGCTTAAATTAGCCCCATCCAGCGCA